GTGTGCTAGATATATTTGATATTCGCATTTGATTTAAGCCCGCTCAGTATTTTTTAATAATGAGCAGTTTAATGACTTACTGAGGTCAAGTAGCTAACGTTTGCTACCAACGAGATAGATATTGGATCACCATTTTCACGCTATGTCTTCGCATGAATACCACCTCAAATGAATTTTTTAGGGTCTGGTTCAATCTTATTCTTATCTGTTTTTTTCGGTTGTGCTTTAGTTGCAGGGTTTGTGTCATTCAATCTTTTTAACTCTTGATGTATACCTTCTAACGCTTTTGCAATACGTTCACTAGTCCTTGTCATTTTGCATCACATCAATCAGCTTTTTAATTTTTTGTTCAGTCGTCATGTCATCGTTCAAAACCTTTTTAGGATCATCGCCAATGACTTGCATATATTCATCTTCGACATCGTAAAGTTTTTCTTCTAAATCCTCAATCACTTAACAACACCTCCAAAATATCTTCCTTTTCTTTCTTCAAAGAATTCTTCACGCCAATTAAGATCGACGTGAGGTGCAACTGCACTCCGACAAAAAGGGTGCATAGGCGGAGCGTTCACACCAGGCTTCATATCTTTGACTTTAAATACTTTATTGTTTAAGTGCCTACAGGTTTTTGTTGTCTTACCATCAATCTTAGCGTGATATTCATATTCTGCATCAGGTCCATGTTGTTCTAACATATGACGCTTTGCAGCTAACGTTTGCACTCTAGCAGTTTCTGTTATGAGTAAACGTCTTATTTCGTAAGTACTATTACCTGTTTCTTTTCTGAACTCTTTCACAAACTCATAAGGGTGTCGTCCTCTTAACAACACTTGACTTGTAGCTTTTTCAACATGAGCACGAACAACTTTCATATCACGCCATAAACGACGTGACCAGTTAGAGTTTTGAAATGGAGCAGTGACAATTGTTTTTACATCGTTGAGTGATACATGTATTGTGTCGCCTAAAATACCTGCTTGTTGCTCAAGAGAACGATAATAGGAGGATTCCATGTAATTATAAATAGATTGCTCTATACGAGCGTATGAGTACGTTACAATGAGCCCTAACTGTGCTTTAAGTAACTTCTCTCTATTCACATACATCGCTGTATTGTATTGCTTAAGTTCTCTGTTCGCTCTATCGCTAAAGTCATTGTTTTTAACGTATGACCTTGCTTTATTAGCGAAAGATTGAACGTCGAAGTTATCCACTCGTTTTTTCGCTTCGTTGATAGGAATACCCTCACTGTCTGCGTATCTTGCATAGAATTTAGATATCTCATTCTCTATATCGTCAATCATGTTGTTAACAATGCGTTCAATCTCTTGTGACATTTCTTTATCACTCATTGTTTCATCTTTAATAATCTCTTGAGCTCTTTTATCCCAATAAGTCATAGATCATCACTCCTCAATGTTTGAAGTCGATTGTTCTATGTTATTTTCCTCATTTTGTACGTTCTTATACATTAAATCATCAGAACGTTTTACTTTTTCTTCTTCCTCTGATTGAATACGCTTGACTTCATCTTGCGGATTGTCTATAAAAGATACAAGAGACATCAGTGTTTGTTGGCTAACTTCTCCACCAGCACTCATGTACATTTGCATTTCTTCTGTAATTGACTTAGGCAAGTTTCGAGTGAATGTGAATACTAAATCTTTGAGATTATCTTTGTCTATCTCTCTATTCACGCCCATGATTTCTCCGACTAACTTGTAACGTCTAACCAATCCCTTCCGGAACAATCCTTCTTTGATTGCTGTACGTTGCTCTAAACCAAATAGCTTATATTTCATGCTTTCACCAGACCGTTGGCCTCCAAAGTTTTCATCAGTCATGTCTGGTGTGTTAGTAAGCGTGTGAATGTCTTTAGCGATTCTTGTTTTATATGCTTCTACACCACTCACATCATATTGTTTATAGATGTATTGAGCGTCTACATTACCTTCAGTGACTTTGTCGTCCACTGTTGCGTATTCAGGAGGTGCTAAATGGAATACGTTTGCTTCTTTTTGTAACTTAGCCACTCTTTCATCGAGGTCAACGTTGCCTTTGATTAGTAACATCGCATCGTTTAAATCACTCATATAGTTTGCTGTATCTGATTCCGCTTCATCATATAAGTCGATAAGAGGAATTACTTTCTCAAAATCTCCACGACGTTTTTCATTATTGCTAAACTCTGTAATAGTAACTTTACCAAACGAGTGCGCTTCAGGAGGTTTACGCTCTCTAAGCTCGTAATTTGTAACGCTGTGAGAAGTGTAAAAGTAAGTCGCGTCATCAGTAATCACATCAACGTAATAAATGTAATTACTATTATCATCTGAGTTTATATTGTCCTCTTGGTCTACTTGCCAATATCTCACTGCCATTAAACTGTTCTGTTCAATGCTTGTGTCATATATAACAAATGTACTGCGTGGATCTGATTTATATAATCTTACTTCATCTTCTTGATTACGAATGATGTATTCATATGCTCGTCCAAATATAGATAAGTCTAAACCTAATGAACGATTGTGACTGTCTATATCATTTAACTGATGCAATTCGTTTATTTTATCCTGTGTCATTTCTTTATCTGATTGCACTTGTATTGCATGGCCGAAACAATATCCATTCACAAAATCGGTAATATATGAAGCGAAGTCGTGTGCTGCACGATTATCAGCTAAATGCTTTTCTCTTCGTCGTTGATTACGCATGATATTAAAGTTTAAGCCTTGATAATAATCATCTAACATTTGTAAACGTGGTACTTGTGCTTCTAAATGGTGCCCGATGAACTTGCTTATGTCATCTGGCTTATTTAATAAATCAATGGTTTGTCCGTCGTATTTATATACTTCTACTGCGTCACGTCTGTATATCTCATCTCTTTGTTGCCTGCGTTCAATGTCACGCTCAAAGTTGTTTACATGTGCCATGTATTCCCTCCTTATAAGCCCATTGCTTTAATAGTGTTAATTGATTTTTTAAGTGGTGATTTTTTCTTAGATTCCGGTCTATAGAAACGCTCTACTGAATATCTGAGACTATCGATGCAATGGTTGTACGTGTCTACAGGCTCATTCAAGTATTCTTCTGTATTTTTGTCCTTCTTCCAAGTATAGTTGTCAAATTCTTCTATAGTTTTGAAACAACGTTCATCAATAACAATGTCAAACTGCATTAAAAATTGTAATCCCTGAGCAATGGAACCTTTACCTTTTTTGGTTGGTTTAATACGTTCAACACCAAGTTTACGCATTTCAGCAATACTCTTTTGTTCAGCACTATCTGCCGTTATTTCTTCTTTACCATAACCTAACTGCTTAATTACTCTAGCTATTTCATCATTCAACATTCCAGTTTTTACATATTCTTCAACGATATATAATTTACGATTCTTTTTATCTATCTTTACATGAACAAATGCACTAGGATCATTCACATAACCAAAGTCCAGTCCAAAGTATGAAGGAAGATGTCTTAGTTCATCTTTATTTAATAATCTCTTTTCGTACTTAGGAAATACTAATTTATCTAATGTAGCAAACTCGCCTAATGCATATATCTTATAATAGGCAGGATTACGACTTGCTAATAACTCTAAGTTTTCTCTAGTCTTGCTATCTAGGAATTTATTGTCTTTATAACTTGACTGCCGTATCATAACGTCTTGCATATTTTCTCCATGTTCAAAGAAATACTTATATACCCAGTTCAACTTAGAGACTGGGTTAAACATTAAAAATATTTGTTTGTTCAAATGCTTTCTCTCCCTTAAACGCAATGTAAGTTGCGTATAATCATTTAAAGTGAACTCTGACGCTTCTTCCATAACGATGTCCGAGATACCTTTGATTGACTTAATTTTCTCTGGATTGTCTAATCCTTTAAACAAAAAAATTGCGCCATTCGGTAACTTGACCTTGTTATCAGTCTTGTTCCAAAGGCACATGTCCCAAACACCGAAGTTTATCAAACAATCTTTAACATCTTCAAATAAACTATCTTTAATTGTAGACTGAACTTTCCTAAGCCAAAGAATACGTCTAGGTACATTCCATTTCATCAATGCTTTAAGTACAACCTTTTGTATTACACCATGTGACTTACCACTAGAACCTCCACCATAATGTACTTCAGTGAAATTATCATAGTTAGTAAGTATTTCGAAAATATTCTTGTTAAACACTTTCTCTGGGTTATTAAAATTAAGTTTAAGACTCGTCATCATAATCACCTATGTTGATTTCGATGTTACGTTGAGTGACTTCTTGCTTATCAGTCCACATCACATAATATTTACCTAATAATTCCAATGCTTTGTTCTGATCACTTATCTTAGGTGGCTTTTTAACTAACTCAACACTTTCGTCATATACAAGATTGTATTTTTCAGTAGAAGGGTTAAGTTTATAATCGCCTTTTTTAGTTACTACCGGTTCTATTTCTACCGTATTACCTCTTGCTGTATTAGTTAAACGATACAAAACCTCTTTACCACTCATTATTTGTTCATCAAAGAGTTTCTCTTCTACCCCCTTGATGTAGCTTTGTATTTCATCATTCTTCAACATTCTTTGTCCTTGTGAATACGCTGTTTTTTCGCTATATCCTGCTCTTATAGCCGATTTAGTAGCGTTACCATAACAAACTGTTCCTGGTATAGCATAAGCCTCTGCAAATGTTCTTTGTCGTTTATTTAATTCATTCATCGTATATTACCACCTACTTTACGTTAATAACTCTATTTATTTTAAATACAAAAAGACTACCTGCCTCATAGACAGATAGCCCAGCAATCGGACGCATAACGTCGTTAAATTAGACGATAAGTGCTTATTCAATCACTTTGATTTGAACATCTACCTATAGCGCTTGGGAACACTATGTTTGGTAGATAATTCTTACACATCAATTATATAAAATAAAATGCTATTCTCAAAAAACTGTCATTTCAGTCATTTTCGTCATTTTTGTCACTGCAGTAAGTATAACTTCTCTGCTAAATCATCTTTTCTAGCTAAGAAGTTATTTCTATTCAATTTAGAATTAGGCATCTTCTTAATAATCTCGTCGCGTCTATAACCTTTCTTCAATAACTCTAGGAAACAGAAATCAACTTGACCTAACTTCTGTTGGTGCTGATTAATAAACTCCACTTCTCTCAACATCTGTGCATAACGTTTATTAGTCTTTTCTAACCTAATGACTGCATCTTCTACTTTGCTACCATTCTCTCCATGTGGTTTAGGCAGTGTCGCTTTTATGCCATACTGTGCAATTGAATTGCTGTCATAATCTGGCATTGCGTCTGCTAGCACATTGCATTTCATTTTATGTGTGCCAATCATATTAACTATAGATTCTTTGCTATACAACTACTCCGACACCTCTCTCATTAATCGGTTAAGATATGCATGATCTGCGTCTGTAAAATCTAGCGGTTCATCTAACTCATCATCACTCTGCCACCAAATAATTAATTGTTCAGTCACATACTTACCTAACTCATACATTGCTAATGTGAATATTAATTTTGAAATGTGTTTAATCATTATTTGCCTCCTCATAATCCGATAATTGTTTATATATGTCTAAAGAAGAATCATATTTAACAATTTGACCTTGCCCGAAATCTGAAATATACCCTAAATCATCTGTATCGCAAAAACGAATATTATTCCAAGAAGTCAAAGCAATACATACAATTGGAGAGTATACCCATTCGTTCTCTTCATCTAAAAACTCTTTATTATATAAATCCTTTGGTGCTGGTATTATTTGTATAATACGTTCACTTTCATTACTCATTGTCTGCCTCCTCATATATCTTCCTTGCCTCTTCTTTGTTCTCTGCATTAACAACAGTGAAAGTTTGATTCTCTCTAGCTTTAGTCACATGATTGTGAGGTAAGCCTGCACTATCTGTGAATGTTGTGATTAAATATTGTGTCATTAATGTTCAACCACTGGATAATGAACGTCTTTAATTTTTAATGAACAAACACTGTAATAAAAGTCACCATTACCTGCATCCGCATAACATTCACCTTGCGCAATCGGATTTTGATTGTGATACAGAACTACAGTAGCAAGACTTTCACTTTCTTCATCTGGATAATCCTCAAATTGAGGCCGTGTGATTTCGTCTTCTATTTTCACGTTAGTGATAACTGCGTCAAGTTTTACATTCGTCCATGTTCCTCCAGCGTGTGCACAGCAGTCTTGTTCACTTTCAACTATTTCAATTACGGTTCCATCATCTAACGTTAATGTTTCGTCGGTCCAAGCAGTTACTTTTTTATATAATATTTGTTCTTTTATTTCTTCAAAGCTTTTGTAATTAATACCGTACATTCCCACTCACTCCTGTTCTTGTGCAATCTGTTTAGCACTTTCTAATATCCCTAAAACTCTTATAAAATCCATATCTGACCACACAACTGATTGATTAGTAGTTCCATCATTCATTGGTCTGTGTATAGTAACGATAACTTCATCATCTTGATTCACTTGATTAAATGCATCTATTAATACTTGTTTGCCATTCACTTCCCCAGCACCTCTTTCACTCTAGTTAGAATATCTTTATTTTTAACCGCCTCGATTTCGACACGTTTAGAATTACTGTAAGTCTGATTCTTTGATGAATGTTCCATTGATCGTCTTTCCTTTTCTCCCTTTGATTTCGTCATAAGCAAACTGTAAACACTCCCGTAAACTCATATCGTGTTGTTGAGCTAAGATTATTAACGTTACTACTGTATCGCCTATACCATCTTTTAAAGCCTCAATATTGCCACGTGATAAAGCTGCTCCAACTTCTCCCGCCTCTTCATAAAATTTCAAAGCTTGTCTGTCTGGATTGCCATTGTGCAAATCTTTATCGATACTCCATTGTTCTACTGCTTTTACTAATTGATCTAAAGCTCCAAAGTTATCTGATTTTAATTGTCCTAATTGATTAGTCATTATCGTTGTCCTCCTTAAATTTTCTTGTGTTCCAAATTTTAACCAATTTATCGACACTATCTGTTTCTACATGCAACCATGTAGATGGTTGTATTTTGCATTTAGAATTAGTACATTCAATTAATGCTCGGTTTATTGAATATCTTATATCAGCTCGACCACCACAAAATGGACATGGTTTAATTTCTTGAACACTCATCACTACCACGCTCCAATTTTTGATATTTCAAAACCTCTAATTTTATTCTTGCAACCAACTCATACGAATTAACACTTTCATCAACAGCATTGACAATCTCATCAAACGCCTGTGCTTTTCTTTCCAACTCTACATTACGCTCACGCAACTTCTTAAAGTCATCAAGCATTGCGTCGTAAGTGTCTTGTGATAGTGTTACTGTCATCTCATACACTCCCTGTTACTTTGTTTGTGTTCTTCTAATACTTTCATCACGACTTTATTGCTACCTACTTTAACCACAAAGCCCTGGACACCTTTGTCACGCAATTCACGGTTAATCTGTGTAGGCGTCTTACCTTTAGTGTTGTATCTATATCTCTGGTTGATTGTTGAAGATAGTTCGTATGTGCTAGTTGTCATTGCCTTCATCCCACACTTTGATAGCCATCTCTACACTTTCTCTAGCTTTCTTTAAATCTTCTAGTCCATTCTTTCTTGGGGCACGCATTAAATATTTCAATGCATTACCAACATGGTAGAATACTGACGCAGATTTATATGTTTTGCCGACTGCTTCAATGATTACGTTTGCCGTAAATATTCCAAATTGATAATGCGGTGGTTGTTTAACCATATCCACTTTCTGATTACTAATAATTGTCATTGTCATCTACACCTTTACTATGTCGTATTTATCGTCTATCACTACTAATTCACTACCTACTCGTACTTTTAAATACGGTTCGCCTTTAAAGTTATAATGGAGTTCTTCCACAACTGCAGGAAATGAGTTAGTTGCGTTTGGATATTTAAACCAAATGTCATCGCCTGGTTTTATATTTAATTCATGTAATTCCATTTGCTTATCCCCTTTGCACTCTACCGTATGAGTCGGTTTTAACTCTGGCGATTAAGTTGTTTTCTAATGATCTAGCGTATATACTGCGTTTGTGTTTTTGTGGAACGTTGAACAAATGTGGTTTCTTTCTACGTAACTCTTGTTCTTCCCTTGTAGCTATTCTTTGCTCGCGTTCTCTATCTTCAATTTCTAACTTCATAGCACCTTTATCAGCATTTATAGGTCTAGCTATGAAATATGTTGGTTTATAACCATTCTCAATAATACGTCGTCTAATGTCATAATCACTTAAACCATTATTGATAGCTACTTCATAAATCTCTATAGGTACATCAATCTTTGTCGAATTGATTGATAACGGGACGTATATGTCACCGTATTTATCCCTATATCTTCCAACTGTTCTAACCATTTACTCCACCTCTATTAATTCAACTAGTTCAAAATCTTCATTCATCAATTCTTTTTCAGGATTCTTTGCGATTAAATCTAAAAGTCGTTCGCGTTCTTCTTCTGTAGTGATTCTGTTATTAATCCACACAGGGTACTTCACGCGTACTTTTAACTTTGCTTCAACTTCGATGGTTTCTTCTCTGTTTGTCATTACTCATCACCCACCAATTCGCCATCTTTCCAGATGAGTGTGAGAGTACTGTCGTCGTTTAAGATATAATAATAATAATCACTTCTATCTAATAACTGTCTGATACTGCAATTGAAATTTATATTAACCTCATTTCGAGTATCTCTATCGATAGACACTAATGTATCTATTTTTGTTTCTTCCGTAATTTCTTCTTCAACTTCTACTGTGAAAGTATCTTCTGGTGAATAAGCATAGTCATCTCTAAAATCTACATAACCACATGAATTAAAAACTACCGGTTTAAAATATTTATGGTTTCTCGAAAATTCTCTGTTTTTAATATTATTTTTAAACCCCCACTCAATTAATTCTGGTAATGTCATTTTTACTTTACGTTTGATTTTTACCATTCTTCATCTTCTCTTTCTTACGCTCCCTGCGTACTTTGATTAATTCTTCATATGTTATCCATTCTTGACCTGTATATTTAGGTGCTTTACATATCCATGTGAGTTTTACATCTCTGTATAAGTATCTGAACATCTTAGATTTAAGTTTTGCTGTTTCGGTAGGTCTACCTTTAACATCTATCACTTCGATCAACTCATCATTGAGATATAATGCAAAATCTGCAATATATTCTGCCTTACGTTGCTTACCAAACTTAGGTACAAGTTCGTATCTTGGTTGTATTTCGATACGATCATAGTTAACGCCATTCATCTTACTTTCTAAATGTTGGTAATATTCACACTCTACTTTGCTATCGAATGTGATACCTTTGTATTCAACTTTCTTCGCGTTGTATTTACTCATGTGCCACCTCTACAAATATTCAAATAGGTTCGTCTGATGACCTTTAGTTAAATTTTCGTTACCGATAAACGTTTCTAATTCTTCGTTTGTTAAATACCAACGCTTACCTTCGTAATACGTTTTGATAATACCGCTCACTCTGTACAAACCAGTTTTATTATTAGGAATAACTGAGATCATTTTGTTACCTTTGCTATCGAACAGATAAAACTTATCTCTTAAAGCCATGTCATACCTCCTAATATTCGACAATAGCAGGGCGTATACGACGTTCTGCAAGTTTTCTATAGTAAGTATCCTCTAATCTCTTTTCGTCGCCCTGTGCGTCATCTATGAGTTTCTGAGCATAAACATCAGAACACTCAAGATTTTGTTTTATTTCTTGTAATGTAATCAAAATTTAAGCCCCCTTGTTCTGTAATCTTGACCGTCCATTTTGATTAGCGTTGTATTACTCATAATTCTGCTAAATATACGTTGCATATCTTTATTTCTAGTCATTTCTTTTTCATCTAGGTTAGTTGTAAATATGTTGTGCTTACCTACTCTGCTTTCGACTAACTCGAACATTTTGCTTGTCGCAAACTCATTCATGTTGATACCGAAATCATCAAACACCATTAGATCAACATCACTAATGATTTGTGCTAGCTCTTGTTCAGTCATACCATTTCTGTTGTTGTAGGTATTTTTAATTGTGGAAATAAGCTGAGGTACATTCATATAAAGCACTGTGTAACCTTTTGCCTTAACTTCTTTTACAATACTCATAGATAGATGTGACTTACCTGTACCAAATGAGCCCTGAATTAATAGTGATTGCTTATTGTCTAACGTGAAGTTTTGGGCATACCTTTGACACAAACCTTTAGCATACTTTAGCTTTTCTGATGTTGGTTCGTAGTTATCAAAAGTTACTTGAGCTAAGTTATCGTTAATAATCGATTGCTTAAATATCTTTTCTGCTTTTGCTTTACGTTGTTTCTTGTGATAGTTTTCGGTAGATACTTTAGCTAGCGCAATCATGTCACAGTCGCAACCGTCTTTAACTACTTGACCATTATCAAATTCGTAATAGTCATACATTCGACCACAGTCATTACACTTCAAACCAAATTCCTGTTTAACTATCTTGTTTTTAAAACCTGCTTGCTTTGCTAAATTCTGGAAAGCTTCCATTTCATCACTCCTTTAGAACGGTAAGTTTTCCATATCCAATGGCTGAGCATTCTCAAATGCGTTAGCGTATGGGTTGTTAGGTTGCGTATTAGTTTCTTGATTGAGATATCCCTCAAATTTAGTGCCAAATAACGTTTCGGGTCTTAGATATTTTTCTTGGCTTGTTCCTAACCATTCTGATGTTTTTATATCTATCACTTTTTTAAAGTCATCTAATCTAAAATCTTCATTCCATCTTGCTTCAATACATCTTTTGCTTTTACCGGTATTATGTTTAAATTGTTTGCCTGCTTTTTCATTTAAATAACTAATAATTTCTTTATAGGGAATCGTAGAAACAGTCGGGTTACCCGACAATATATTATTGTTAGTAATCTCTGTTGTATTCTCTGTAGTAATCTCTGTTAAAGATTGTTGAATTTCTTTACTATCCATTGTTAAGTTTGTTGACTTTCCATTGTTAAGAAACTTAACAATCCATTGTGAAGTTACTTCACTATCGACTTTGTAATGGACAGTAGGCGCACCATTCGCCTTTTTCAAAGCAGTTTCTACAATCCCCATACTTTTCAATTTTTTTATTGAACGCATTACTTGGTATTTAGATAAATATATTTCGTCTTCCCACTCTTTATAAGATTTGTAAAAGTAACCATCTTTTCTATGAGTTCTATCCGACCAATAAATCAATTGGTTAAGTAATGCAGCAGTTGGATAATCTTTAGTAATTTTTAAATAGATGGCAGGTATAGGGATAATGTTGTTTTGTCCACTGAATTGAGTGATGATTGATGAAATGTAATCTCTATTGTTCACTTTTTGCTCCTTTCAACATGCGATTAAGTCTTTCGTCAACATCGACCCAAGCGTCATGTAATTTGTATTTCTCATTAAAACTGTCCATTCCGATGTTGTGTTGCTCTCGATGATGACGAGGACATAAAGCTAATACTTTGTTATCTGTATGATCTATCTTGCGTCTGTTACGTCCTCGACCTACTGCGTGATAATGTGCGAGTTCTGCTTTTTGAGCCCCGCAAATAACACAATTTCTGTTAACTGTTGACCAATACAAGAAAGCTTTATCGTTCTTGAGTAGGTCACTTGTTTTGTAGTTAAGTGGTATATTGTTATGAAAAACCCAGTCAATAATGACCTCTATAATTTGACTTGCTTGTTCTCTAGTACAGTCGCTTAATGAGAGGCCTCTCTCGTAGCCGTAGAGGACTTCTACGTAGTCCATGAACATATACCTCATATAGTCACGAGGTTGACCTGTATATGCTTCTATGTCGTTACAGAGAGCAAATATTTTTCTACGCTGTTTATCTGTGATTTTAAATGGGTCTACTGGCTTAACTTCACATTCAACATCTAAGCCGTTATCAAGCAGTAGTGACGTTTTGTTATCAATATCTACGCCCTCAATGACAACAGTTGTAGTACCGTCATCTTGCCTGATGTAGTTTTTAATTATTGGCATTTACACCATTCCAATCAAAACGGGAGATCTGAAAATTCTTCTAAACCATTGTCAAATGGGTTGTTACCACTTTGTGCTTGTCTATTTTGTTGTGGTTGGTTGCTTGATTGCGCATTGCTATTCTTACGTTCTACAAATGTAACTTGGTTAACTGCTACATCTGTTGTATACACACGTTGCCCGTCTTTTTCATAGCTGCCTGTTTGAATTGATCCAGTTACTCCAATTTTGTTACCTTTTTTAAAGTTGTTAGTGATGATTTCTGCTGTTTTACCAAAAGCAACACAAGTGATGAAGTCTGTTTCATATTCATTAGTTTGTTTGTTTTTAAATGGTCTTTGTACTGCAATTCTAAAATTGGCCACGTTGCTGTTTTGTCCTCTTAACTCTGGGTCTGCTACCAAATTACCTAATAAATTTACTGTGTTCATTGTTCATTCTCCTTATATTTTTTAGCCATAGTTTGAATTTTATTAATTGTGTTTGCTGCTTGTTGTTCTGTCATAGACGCATATTCTTGTATTCCGAATGTTTTTTCGGCTTGTTGCTGTGTGACTTCTTTTCCTAGTGATTTCATTAAAGCGACAAATTGATATACTTCTTGTTTTAAAACGCCTATTGTATTGCTACTAGCTTTGTTATATTTTTCTTGTTTTTGTTTTGCGTCTGCGTCATCTTCATCGGTTGGAATGTTGAAGAATTTCATTAAGAAATAACGTTCTGCGTATGTTAATGCTGTTCCATGTGCCTTTGATACATCATCTTGTTGGCCTACAGAATAGAAACTTACTTCGAGTTGTTCTTCCGGCTTGTCTGCATTAATCCATAAATAAGTTAATTTCATTTCTACAACAAATTCCGATGTAGTGACTTCGCGTGAAGCTTTTTTGTTAAATCTAGTTACTTCAATTTGCTTATAATTTTCTTCTGATGTTTTTGGTACTAGAAGTAAATTATGTTCAATCATCTTGTTCCTAATTCTGTGCAATACTTGAGAACCACTAACGTATGAGTAGTTATAACCTTTTGTGTCTTTGGTAAATCCGTCGATATTAGCTTTAACGTCTGCTATTTTTTGGTATAAATTAAGTTTTTCAGTCATTTATCGCACCCTCAAACTTCTATTTTGTTTTAATTCGACGCCTTTTATTTCAAGGCCGTCTTTGACAGCTTTTAGCAATTCTGTTTTATTTAGTTTGGGTTCTTGCTCAATGTAATATTCTTTAGGTATTGAATTCTCTTCTTGTACATATAAAGTAGGTGGATTTTTGGCTATACTATAGCTGTTCAGTGATGTTTTAAATTTCTCTTTGCCTGTTTCTTCCATAGCCTGTTGTAAGCTTTCTTTTAATCGTTTAATACCGTTTTCGTTCGTTGATTTACGCTGTCTCAAACGTTTAATTTCTTCATCAATTACTTTATTGTCTGCTTCTAATGATTTGATAATGGCAACATAACTGTCCGCTTTATTTTCTAAAGCATCGTTAATGCTCGCTAATGTATCTTTTAAAATTAGTTCGTTTTCTTGTTCAGAAATTAGGTTATAAATTTGTTGATAATTTGTTGATAACTCGAATAAATTACTCAACTTGACGACCTCCGTTTCTTTTCGTATATTTAAGTTAGTTGTATTTCGTATCTGACTGTTACTTGTTGGCGCAAGTAGCAGTTTTTTTATTAAAAAAATGTCGGCTATAAAACCAGTAAGCTACTATCGCTATTGCTGCGCTTACGACTAATCCTGTTGTGAAGTAAATTTCGAAAATGACCATTGTTATAATTGAAATAATTATGAATGTGATTAAAGCGATTGTTAGACTTTTCATTTTAACCCCTCCTTTTCTAATATTTTTTTACCAACGCGTTCATACATAAAAGTGGCCCAGTAATCAATCATTTCTTGACTCATGTTTTTGCTCCATTTCTATAATTTTTTGTATATATCCTCGCTCAAGTGCGAAATCGAAAAGCATTTGTTGAATATGTGGTGGCATTACTACCATTCCTTTCGTGTATAATTTAGTTATCTCCTAGTGAAAGGAGGTGAATAATTATGGATAATATAAACCTCACTCAACGACAATTAGATTTAATAAGGAAAAATCAAGCTATCTTGTCAAAATTGCCTATTGAGACTTACGCTAAAGTCGTGAATACTATGAATGATCTTAGAATCAACCAATCTAAATTATCTAATTGGGCTTCCTATATGCATCAAGTAACTAAGAATCATCCAATGTTCAAATCTAATTTATTTTCTGAAAAAATTCTTGATGAATTCATAAGTTCTAACAGCTTTCCGGAGGATGAAGTCCGCAAAGTTAGCACTCATTTGAGAAAGTCTTTTGTCGATACTGTCGATGTCCCTGTTCTTGGTAAAACCGTCGATTCTGCCCATCCAATAGATGACGTAGATACAGAGAAATACAATAGTGTATTCAATGAATCGCTCAATCATATTTTTATTTCTCCTTCTGCAAAATTTGTAAAAAAGGTTTCTGTCGGTTCTGCTATCGGAGTAATACCTCCGATTATGGTTAGAACGATACTTGACCAATATGTGAACTACTTTATGCTTTTTAATGTAATAGCAACTCTTTTAACACTTTACGTAATTGGTAATCACTTAGATGATGAGAACTCAAACGATGATTAGTTATCTGATTTATCGATTAATCTTTTTAAGCAACTCTGCAACTGCTCGCAACAGTTCAGGGTTGTTACTAGTTTCCAAACAGTAACTAGCATTCTTTAGTAATTTGAGTTTTAATTTATTTTTTTCTTTCGCGATTCTAAATTTTTGTAACATTTGTTATTCCTCCTTTTAAGATGTTTGTTTTTCTCCTAAAAACTTATTAACAAAGTATTGTTGTCCTTTGCCTGTTACTTTAGGGGTCTTACTAATTGATGTATGACCGTCTGAATGAGTAATTGACGTTTCTTTGATTTCAAATAATTCTCGTTCCATTGAGTATTGTGTTGGCATGTTATAGTCGACGCCTTGACGTTTTATTAAAAAACCATTTTGTCGTAACCACTTAAACAGTCTTCGTTGTCCTATATTGACACCATTTTGTTTAATGATTTTTGCTAATTCCCCTACCAAAATAGAAGTTTTAGTTGTTGCTACTGCGTCAGCAAACAATACTTTAGGTTTGTCTTTCTCAATTTGTGTTTCCAGTTGGTTGATTGTGTTATTAGCCATCTTCAATGCACGTTGCATAATCATTTCTGGGCTGTTCCATGCTTTCTCTACTTGAATGAAGTATTGTCTTGCACGTTTGCCAGGTTCACTACGTTGAATCATTGCAATCTCTTTTGCAGTGTCTAATGTTAGTGCGTGGTCAATGTAGTGAGTCATGTTACCTTGAGCTGTTGCTCTTTTTTGAGCGATAGCTGTATAATCTATATTTTCTTCGAATCCATATTTAAGCATTCTTGGAAACCAATCTTTATATGCAGTCTTAACTTCTAATGCTTGATGAAGCTCTCGACCACTGATTGCGATTTCTCCATTTTCTTTTTCTTGTATGTTAAACATTTCTCCGATGTTTGATTTTGTTTGTAATGCTTGCATAATGTTTATGCTCCTTTCGTGTATAATGTTGTTATCAATCTAAGGAGGTGATTAATTATGGATTACTTTAATTTGTACAAAGTTATTTTAGAAGCATGTGACAATCCGTCAGTAACAGACGGCCAAGAACTTATAGATATAATAAGTACTCATCCGTATATTTTAGAATTGAGAGAGAAGTATGAAGATGACTTGATAATATCGAAGATCATACAAATCCTTGAAAATGGTATTGATGATAATGTGATTAAAGGTGATTACGTTATTAATATGGATAATAATTTCCATCGCATATCTGGATTAACCACTAGTGGTCATCTATACTTAAAAACACTGTCTAACAATTCTAGTTTTAGTAAGTTCAAAAATTTTGCTAAAAACACTTCATCTAAAATAACTGTTGATTCTCTGGGTTATCTGCTTCGTAATTATCTGCAATAATACGTTTAGCGAAAAAAACCAAACTAACTGTATATAGATTGTTCATAGATTTCTTTACGTTAACCCCTTCCTCAAGTACATAGGGCACCCTAAAATCATTAATGAATAATCCGTTTTTATTTAATGTAACCGTCGGTAACTCAGGTTTATTCCGTCTATAAACTTCCCCTAACGTCGGCTTACTATTTCCAATCCTCCAAACCTTCCACGTCACAACTGCCATTGTGATGAGGAGGGTTGTTTTGTATAGAATGTTCATGTTATGCCTCCTCATCTTCGTCATATTCAATAATTGGTTTAGGCGCTATACCTATCTCTATATCGATTGCGTCATAATTTAAATCTTCGATAGCTTCTTCAATTTCATTTACTGCACTTTTGATGTTTGATGCTTCAGGTACTCCGTATTGAATTTTTAAGCTTTTCATTTTATTCGCTCCTTTAATTTGTTTTTTTCGAATGTGGGTTAAACTCGTCTTATTTCATAAACTGATAAACTTTTTATTTTGTCTCGAATTTCATCCATCATATATACGTTAAATGTCTCTATATTTCTTTTAGGTGAAATGTGGTATACATCACTCAAATGATATTTAACTATCTTCCAAATTTTATTTTTATATACTCTTAATTTCTTGTTGTATTCTTTAGTGTTTTTAGCTTTAGTTTTTTGTAACTCTGAATATTCATCTAAAGTCATACTTCCATTAATTAGTTCATCAAAATCTAATTGATTTAAATTACCAAGTGCTGTTCTAGCTTTTTCGTCAACTGTTTTTCTTAGTTGATCTAATTCAATTTTGTTCAAAGCTCTCATGTTGTGTTCTTCTTTTTGATGATTTTCAATACTAGTCATTCGATTACCTTGTGTTTGTAGCACGTTTAGTAAATCTTCTTGATACTCCCTTTGATTGTTTAGCATCATTAAAGAACTGTTTTCCGTTATTTGTTTGGCTGAAATTAAAACTCTTTCAACATCACTTACACTTACATTTGTATCTTTAGATATTGCTTTTACTACACTCGTTTCTTTGTTGAAAATGCTTAACGGATTTTTCAATTTAATCCCCCTCTATTATTTGACTTGTATTCAATGAATTTCTCATTTGTCTAGTCCACGCTTCTATTTCTTCGACTACATCAAACATCATGTTTTTAGTTCGATCTGACGCTCTTGCAATAGCTGCTTCTCTATAAGGTGTATGTGCAACTTTATTTAAAAACTCATTTGCGTCATCTCTTAATGAAAGTAAATTAGTTTCTACTTGAAATCTGATAGAAGCGATTTGTTCTTCTTCGGTTAAATTAGAATCTCTTTCATATTTATTAGTTTCTGGTTGTTGCTCACGTTCTTTAAATCGACGTTTTAAATCAGATAATTCTTTTTCTCGTTGTTCAAGTAATTTTTTATCGTTTTTAAGATTTTCAAGTTGCTTGTTAATTCGATCTGGTACAACCTCTTTAACAATTTCTTTTTCTACAACCTCAGCCTCTCTACTCTCTGCATCTTCTAGTTGTTTCTTAGCAATCTCTTCTGAGCGTTGTGCTTGTTCTACTTGTGATTGGAGTTGGGCGTTTTGTTGTTCTAAAGTTTTATTACGTTTTTTATAATCTTCCAATTCGCGCGTTGTAGCTTCTTCTAATGACTTGTGTCCATTTGGTGTATCAATACCATGCTCCATAATGTGATTACGTTGTTCTTTTGGCAAAGTAGCTAATTGATGTGATTTATGTTTGCCATATGAAGCGAGCGCTCGCTCGTACTCCTCTCCGAAATTTTCAGCATCTTGTAAACGTTCGTTAATAGTACGTTTTGAATAATTGAAGTTATTCAATGTATAATTATCGAATGTTTCAAAACCTAATTCCTTGTACAGCTTTTCATCACGAATTGTTTTAACTTCCATCAAAAACTTGTATCCATACTGTTCAGAAATTTTGTAGAAACCAACAGCTCGTTCATGTATTTCTTGCGCTTTAAGTTCCAAAGACAAATTGCTCTCCAAAACGTTCCACCACCTTGTTTTCTCTAATTCTTTCTAAAAGCATTTGCTCTACCTGTTTATTGGTATATCGGACAGTCTTAATGCCAAACTCTAATTCAAGGATTAAGTCTCTTTTTTTATCTTTTAATTTTTGTAATTCTGTTTTATGACTGTTTCCGTCTATTTCGTATATTTTATTTTCTTCCTCCCAATAAAAGTCAGCTGTGTATTTAAGAACACCATATTTTGTATAAGCACCTTTACCTAGACCGAATACCATTTGTGACTTTAAAAACGGATATAAGTTCTTGAATATTTTTTCGTGCTTGGTATTTTTCCAAATAGGTTTTTCTTTTTTCGTTCCAAAAAAATTACCAAAAATATCTTCGAAACCTTTTAATCTTCTAGGGTCAGCTTCATACATATAAAAAGAAAATATTTCTAATTCCTCGTGTGATAGAAAATCTTTATAATCCAAATAATTTGAATTGATAATTTCATTACCTATTACTTCACTCAACCTTTATCACCTCCTTATTAAGTTGTTTGTGGTTCTTTTTCGAAAAGATATTCAATGTCATACTCTGGAAAATATTCATTTTTAATAAGTAACGCCTCTCCAAATTTAAAATCGGAAACGCCATTTATCTTATCTGCTACTGTTTGGTATCTGACTTCTAATAAGTCTGCTAAATCAACCAGAGATACTTTTTTCTCTTT